CAAAGACTTCAAAGCACGTTACGGTGAGGACGCAAAGTCTGTAATGTATGCTACTGCCACTAGGATGGCAAAAGAAGAGACTGAGATTGATGAAGCAACATATCCTTCTGACTTCAGAAACCCTGATGGTTCTAAGAGAGCTGTTGCTAAGAAAAAGTATGGAAGACCCCAACAGCATGACCAGAAGACTGACAAGTATGGTCGTAGAAAGACTGTTGATGAGGGTACGGAACCCCTTGACGAGAAGTGCTGGAAGGGGTACACTCAAAAAGGTATGAAGAAGAAAGGAAAGAAAGTCGTTCCCAACTGTGTTCCTATCGGAGAAGAAAAGGATAAACCAGGATCGGGAAGTGGCAAGAAAGATGCTTGCTACCACAAGGTAAAAGCAAGTGCTAAGGTTTGGCCTTCAGCATATGCTAGTGGTAGACTAGTTCAGTGCCGCAAAAAGGGTGCTGCTAATTATGGTAAATCTACCAAAAAAGAATCATATGTTCTCAAATCATTCAGTTCGTTTCTTGAAGAGGGTGCTGCTTGGACTAAGAAAGCAGGTAAGAACTCTGAAGGGGGACTCAACGAGAAGGGAAGAAAATCTTACGAAGCTGAGAATCCTGGATCAGACCTTAAGGCACCGTCAAAGAAGGTTGGAAATCCCCGTAGGGCATCATTCTGTGCTAGAATGAAGGGCATGAAAAAGAAGTTGACTTCTAAGAAGACTGCTTCTGATCCCGACAGCAGAATCAACAAATCTCTACGTGCTTGGAACTGCTAATGAAATCTTTTAAACAATTCCTCTCCGAGAGTATCAACGTCTCTGGAGACTTCAACGGTAATATCTACATGGGTCAAGGACCTGAGGCAGTGGAAGAGAAGTACACTGCTGATATGGAGTGGAATGGTGAACTCTATCGTATCGAAATGGCATACGACGGTTCTATTCCAGAGAGAAACCAACTGACTGAAATGATTCAGGGTGAATATCCTGGTGCAATCATTCAGAATGTTTACCCCCCTTCTAGTCCTAGAAAAGTTCTAGGTGCCAAGAAAGTTCCCCATAACTCTGAGTGGTCCTGATAAATGAAGAACTATATCATTGAGGATCAGTTTGAGTTACAGGTTGCCCGTGGCAAAGTCAAGGGAGCATCCGTTGTAAACATCTTTGGTTTCAATGCTTCTACCAATACAAACATGAGAGCACTGTGGGAGTTAGCAAATACAACTGACTATGTGTTTCCGACCTCTGCTGTCAATATGACAGTAACCAGTGATGCTGCTGATGATGGCAAGACCATGAAAATCTTTGGTCTAGATGCAAACTACGAAGAAATTGAAGAGTTAATTACTCTGAATAATGCCACACCACCAGTAACAACTTTGGCATTTTTCCGTATCAACAATGTTGTTATGATTAGTGCCACCAATGATGCTAATGTTACCATTGCAAATGGTGGAGTAACTTATGCAAGAATCAATGCTGATCTTGGAACGAACCAGGCAGCTATTTACACCGTCCCAGCTAATCATACTTTCTTCTTGTATCGTATCGATGCATTTATGAATGACGCATCTGCAGCAAAACCTGGATTGTTCAGGAACCAAGTCTCATTCCCAAATGGCAGAACTTTGAGAGTTGCTGATACTCCATACCTGAACCAAATGAATATTCAGAGAAGATTCCCATTCAAGTATGATGAGAAGACTGATATTCAACTTCAGGTAAGAACCTTATCTGGCACATCCTACGCTGGTGTCTTTGGTGAAGGTATTATTATTAAGGGTGATACTGCACTAAACTGGCCAGTACCGTAAAAGATTTAATATTTAGTACATATTTACGAAACTTTACCTGGAATTACAAACATTGTAGCCGTTTGTAGTAGACACTTTCTCTAAATACATGTATTCTAGTAATACTGTATCACGGAGCCACACACATGGAAGATTTCAGGGATCTCTCAGATCTTAAGATTGAGAGAAAGGAATGTCCCAAGTGTGGTGCTGTCTGGTTAAACGGTCAACACGTATGGTCTGGTACTGGGAGGAAAGGTAGTGATCTGGATCTTGCTGGCTTGGTGTGTAATAAGCTTGGTGATCACACTTGTATCAATTCTATGAAAGGAATGGAGGGTGGTGATACCTGGGCAAAACGTCTAGAATTTTTACAGAAGTCCGAAGAGGAACGTGATGCCGAGAGGTAGACTTGACAAGATTACCATGCTTGCTAGGGTGTTAAGGTTAAAGCAAGACCTATACAATAAGCAGCATGATATGTCTTCTGATGCTTATGCAGCAGCAGATCATCAGTTGAATTTGGTACTTGACATTATCAACGAACACAGCCAATGAGTCACCGCATGACTGAGATCGATCCCCCACATTATGTCACTCAAGAAGAGTGTCAGGAGATGATAGATGCCGCAATACGCAGACACAATCGTAATGCTTCAATTATCAGTATGTGTGTTGGGTGGGTTGTTCTTGCACTTTTTGCTGAGGGTTTGCTTCGACTTATTGGAGTTATAGATCCTATCTTCCCATGGCTCAAAATCACATTGAACTAATAGGTATAGTTCTTCTTTTGGTATTTGCTGCTACAATGTTCTATCAGGGAACCATGATACTCTTTCAACATAGAGGTTACTCACAGAATAACTATAAGAAGGATTCTGCCAATATGAGAAGACGCATCGAGGAACTACTAAGGGAAGATGAAAGAGACTGATCTTAAAATCCTTTACAATAAAGTTACTATGGAAAAGATGAAAATTTTATGTGAAGAACCGTGTCCACTCTATGAACCTGGGTGGGAAGATGTGTCAGAATCTCAGAAAGATTGGGAAGATTTCTGGTATAATGAAGACACTGACGAATAAATTTATGATTGACGTTAATATGGATGCTATCAATTTCATGTCCCGATGTGAGGGTGAATGGGTCTCTCACCGTCGTTATCTTCAGGGAATCCCTAAGAACCCTGTCAACAATACTTACAAGACAGAGTTTACTATTGAAAAAACGTCTGATAACTCTTGGTTGAATAAGTGGAAGTCTGAAACACCTGAAGGTCTTGTGGGATCAGAGGGTGAGATGGAACTTATCTTCATTGATGATGAGTGTCGTCGTTCACGTGGTTACATGAGTGATGAACCTGATACTTCAAAGGTTCAAGTCATTGATGATGACTGTGTAGTTTGGCACACCAGTTACAACGGTATGACCTTCCGAGAGGAAATCCGACTGCTAGAGAATGATACTGTGAGACTCAGACAAACTGTAGCAAAGAAGGATTCAAATGGTGCTGTATTCTTGGTTGGCCAATACTACGAGCAGAGGTCTTAACGATCCTGTTTACAGTGTAATAATCCTTCTAGGCTGTGGACTGGTGTTCACAGCCTATTGTATTGTCTATATAATGAGATTAGCATTTAAGGAGATGCAAGATGGGAGCAATGACACCCCCGAATCGGAAGAGTTGTTACAACTTCAGAGTGACGGAAATTGTGAAAGTCCTGGACGGGGACACGATTGATGTCATCATTGACCTGGGTTTTGATCTGTACAAGAAAGAGAGAGTTCGTGTTGCAGGTGTAGATACTCCAGAGAAACGTACAAGAGATTTAGAGGAGAAAGCACTTGGACTCGACGCAACCAGATGGCTCAAAGAAAAACTGGAAGGTGCCATTTCTGGTGACGATGACCTTGTTATTAGGACTGAACTTGTTGGCGGGGTTGGCAAATATGGGCGTCTTCTTGGCTGGTTATACATTGGGGATGCAGAGTTGTCCCTTAACGAAGCAATGATCACCGAAGGATATGCGTGGGCATATGATGGTGGTACAAAGCAAAAGAATTTTGAAGAACTAAGAGAGATTCGTCGTGCTCATGGCACGTTGGTCGAATGACCGCACTCTTTGTGTTCACCTTTGTTATGCTGCTGGTTGTCGGTATGGAGGCAACCTGGCCAATTAGATATAGAGGTTAATATGAAATTTTTATTTGCTCTACTTGCTACACTTTTTCTTGCTGCCCCTGCTTGGGCAGTCGATGTCCAGATGGGTGCCAATGGCAACCTAGTTTTTGAACCTGCAGAAGTCAGTATCTCTGCTGGTGAATCAGTCCATTTTATCAACAACATGCTCCCTCCACACAATGTGGTTGTGGAAGATCATCCAGAACTGTCACATGAAGCACTGGCAATGTTGCCAGGTGAAGAGTTTGATGTTGACTTTCCTGAGGCAGGGGACTATACTTACTGGTGCGGACCCCACAAGGGTGCTGGCATGATCGGTACTGTACACGTTTCCTAATCCATGAACACTAACGACTGGCGTAATTCTGATGATCGATTCGCACAAAAGGGGATGCTTGCTGAGGCATTGATCCACAAAGGCATTCCTCTCTACACAGACTTTTATCAGTTCTGTGATTATGCAATCTCTCAAGGCATCGGTGATTACGCAGTCACTATGGAGAAACCCGAAAGGGAAACCTTCATACATAGTGAATACATGAAATATATGCATCATAGAGTCTTGTTAAATGAGTGAGCAGTATCTTGGTAATCCTAATCTCAAGAAGGTCAATACCCCGATTGAGTTTACAGAGGAACAGTTAAAAGAGTACATCAAATGTTCTCAAGATCCTGTTTACTTTATTAGGACTTACATTAGGATCGTTTCACTGGACGAAGGTTTAATTCCTTTTGCCATGTACGATTTTCAAGAAGAGATGGTGCAGAAGTTCCATGACAATAGATTTAATATTGCAAAACTACCACGACAGTCAGGTAAGTCCACCATTGTGACTTCCTATCTGTTGTGGTATGTTCTTTTTAACCAAAACGTTAACGTAGCAATTCTTGCAAACAAAGCAGCAACTGCTCGTGAGATGCTACAGAGACTGCAACTATCTTATGAAAACCTCCCCAAGTGGCTCCAGCAAGGAATCATCGCATGGAACCGAGGCAGTTTGGAACTGGAAAACGGAAGTAAAATCCTGGCTGCTTCTACTTCAGCTTCTGCTGTCAGGGGTATGTCTTTTAACGTCATATTCCTTGATGAATTTGCGTTTATCCCGAACCACATTGCTGACCAGTTCTTTAGTTCTGTTTATCCTACTATTTCTTCTGGTAAATCAACTAAGGTAATCATCATCTCGACACCTCACGGGATGAACATGTTCTATAAACTCTGGCATGATGCTGAGAGGAACAAGAATGAATATGTTCAGACTGAGGTTCACTGGTCAGAAGTTCCTGGTAGAGATGACAAGTGGAAGGAACAGACGATTGCTAACACATCAGAGCAACAGTTTCGAGTTGAGTTTGAGTGTGAGTTCCTTGGATCTGTTGACACTCTGATCAGTCCTAGCAAATTGAGGATCATGCCGTATGAAGATCCTCTGGAGAGAAATGCTGGACTGGATATCTACGAAAAACCAATCAAAGATCACACATACATTGTGACTGTAGATACTAGTCGTGGTATCTCTAGTGACTATTCTGCGTTTACTGTGATGGACGTGACGCAGATACCATATGTGATGGTGGCAAAGTATAGGAACAATGAAGTCAAACCAATGTTGTTCCCCAACATCATTCATGATGTTTGTAAGGCATATAATAAAGCATATGCTCTGATTGAAGTGAATGATATTGGTGGTCAGGTTGCTGACATCCTACACTTCGATCTTGAGTACGATAATATTCTGATGTGCTCAATGCGTGGCAGATCAGGTCAAGTTGTTGGATCTGGATTCTCTGGTAAGAAAGCATACCTGGGAGTTAGAATGACTAAAGCAGTGAAGAAACTTGGTTGCTCTAACTTCAAGACGATGCTAGAGGATGATAAGATCGTCATTAAAGATTACGATACCATATCTGAACTGACCACTTTTATTCAGGTCGGTGATAGTTTCCAAGCAGAAGAAGGTTGTAACGATGACCTAGCAATGTGCTTTGTTATGTTCTGCTGGTTGACTACAAGTGTCTACTTCAAAGAATTGGTAAATAGTGATATACGTCAGAAAATTTACGAGGATCAGAGGGAAGCAATTGAAGCCGATATGGCACCCTTTGGATTTGTTGAAGATGGAACAAGTGAAGAAAGCTTCGTGGATAACAATGGAGATAGGTGGTATGTGGATGAATACGGAGACCGTGCTTTCCAATGGAATTACGTGAACGATGACATGACCCCTACATCATGGTGAACATGCTGCAAAAAGTAGCATTTCATAAATATTTTTAGTAAAAGACACTAATTTAATAGAGGGAGTTTTTACAAATGGCATCAAGGCAACAATCCCCTGGTGTGCAGATACTGGAAAGAGATCTGAGCACCTCTTCTTCGGTGTCCTTGACAAACGTTGGTGCTATCGCAGCAGCATTTGAAAATGGACCAATCGAAGAACCCGTTACAATCGGTTCCGAGAGAGAACTAGCTTCTGTCTTTGGCAACCCTACAGAAAAGAATTACGAAGACTGGTTCGTCGCAGCTCAGTTCCTCCAGTATGGTGGTAACCTGAGAGTTGTGCGTTCAGACTCTACGAAGATTGCAAACGCAGCTGACGACATTGGTTCTGCCAATAATCGTGGTTCAGGTGCTACCGCAACAGTGACCGTGACCAACGGTTCCATTGCTTCAGTGGCAGTTAATGCTCAAGGTTCTGGATATCGTGGTGCAACCGTCACTATCTCTGGTGGTACTGGCACAGGTGCTGAAGTCGTTGCAACTGTTGAATCAGGTGCAGTGACTGGTTACACTGTGGTTTCTGGTGGTAAAGGTTACGACCAAACTACAGTGACCGCAACAGTCTCAGGTCTAGGACCCAAGATCAAGACACTTGCAGATTACGAAGCAAACATCGAAGATGCGTCAAACGCATTCCACTATGCAGCAAGAACTGCAGGTGAGAGTGGTAACTCATTGAAGGTGTTCGTTGCTGACTCAGGTGCTGATCAGGTTCTGTATCTGACTCCTGTTAGCACAGGTCTGTCACAGTCAACAAATGACCTTACCGTTGTGAGAGCACAGGGTGGCACTTCTGCTACTACCTTTGCTGACGACGATGTGGTTTCTCTGATTGACAGAACAGCAACCGCAACCACGATTGATAACGCAGGTGGCACCGCACTGTCCGCAGTTGCGACAACTCTGAACGTTTCATCTGACACTGGTCTTGCAGCAAACGACTTCCTGCTAATCGAATCTGCTAACGGTGCTGAACTAGTTCGCATCGATTCTGGTTACTCAGGTGGTACTGCTGTCACGATTGCTCGTGCAAAAGAATCAACTACTGCAGTATCTCACGCAGACGGTTCTGCTGTTACCAAAGTCACCGTGACTGAAGCAGCAACTCTGCTTAACGGTGCAATCGGTACAACTGGTGCAACCACGATCTCGGTCGATGGTCTAACCAACTTCACTGTTGACGACTTGATCCGTGTGATCAAGACCTCCAACTCAAACACCACCACCATTAACGAGGGTGGCACCTTCAGTGACGCAGATACAACTCTGACCGTTACCGATGGCACTAACTTTGCTACTGGTGAGTTCATCAAGATCGACAATGAGATCCTGGAAGTGACTGGTAAGTCCACCAATGATCTGACTGTTCGTCGTGGTGCACTGGGTACAACCGCAGCATCTCACGCAGATGGTGCAACCGTGACTGAACTGAACCTGACCTCTGAGGTCATGAAGGTTTCAGGAATCACTCCTATTGCAACTGGTTCTGCAGAACCCCGTTTCGCACTCCAAGCAGCTGCTGACGGCACCTTCACCAACGGTGGTCTGACATCACCTGCTGGTGCAACTTCTGCACAATCCCTCTCAACCTACAACATCTCTGGTTGGAACTACAAGTCTGTCGTTGCTCTGACTCTCAAGGAAGGCACCGTCAAGTCTAAGTTCGCAGTTGGTGAGAGACTAACCACTAACGCAGCTACTCCTGTTGTTGCTGATGTGATCTCCTGGGATCCTACTTCTAGAATTCTGGAAGTTAAGATCGATTCCACAAACACTGGTCTCTACAGCACCGCAACTGGTAGCAACATCGTTAAGTCGGTTCTATCTGCTCCTGTTGGTTATCCTGCACCTACTGTTTCTGAAGGTCAGATCGAGAAGATTGAGAGAAAACTCTATGTTGCTCTCGACAAGACTTCTGAGAAGTTCTCTGATGATTCCATCGGTTCTGCTAAGGTCCGTCTTGCAGACCTCGGTTCTAACGAGTTCACTATCAACTCCTTCTCCGATGCATATTCTGAACTGGAATACTATCCTGGTCAGAAATGGGTCAACGTCGCAGCACGTCCTGGTACTTCCGATTATGTGAAGAACAAGGGTGGTAGCAATGACGAACTCCACGTTCTTGTGTTTGACCATCTTGGTACAATCACTGGTACACCCAAGACTCTTCTTGAGAAGTTCACCTTTGTCTCCAAAGCATCTGATGCTAAGAGTCCTCAAGGTGCTAATAACTACTATGCTGAAGTTATCAAGAATGAGTCCTCTTACATCTTCTTCGGTGAGCATCCTGGCACACTGACTGGAGACTCCACCACTCACGTTCAGTACAGAACTAACGGCAATACTGCAGTTGCTTCTGGTCTCTGGGGTACACCCGCACTGAACAAGAACTTCAACATCCTGCAAAACTACTCTGGTTACAGACTAGACACTACTGCTGGTGCTGATATCAAGGATCAGGCAACTGGTGCTTGGTATAGTGGTTCCTACCAGTACGAATTCTCTGGTGGTGACAGTGGTTTCGATGCAAACGTTGCTAACATCAACGCAGCACTCGATATGTTTGCAGATGTTGAGACTGAGAGAATCGACTATCTCCTCTGTGGTAAGACTGGTGCTAACCTATCCGACTCCCTAGCAAAAGCAAACAAACTGATTGCTGTTGCTGATCTGAGAAAGGATTGTGTTGCATTCATCTCACCTCAAAGAGACGATGTTGTCGGTATCATCTCTAACCCCACATCCAGAACTCAGACAAATAACATTGTCAAGTTCTTTGATCGTCTGACTGGTTCTTCTTACGCAGTCTTCGATTCGGGTTATAAGTATCTCTACGATAAGTACAACGACAAGTATCGTTACATTCCTTGTAACGGTGACATTGCTGGTACTTGTGTTGAGACAGCAATCACCAACGATCCTTGGTTCTCCCCCGCAGGTTTCACCCGTGGTCAGATCCGTAACGTGATCAAGTTGGCTTACAATCCTAAGAAGGCATTCAGAGACGAACTGTATTCGTCAAGAGTGAACCCCGTCGTTACATTTGCTGGTGAGGGCACAGTCCTCTTCGGTGATAAGACTGCACTTTCAACACCTTCCGCATTCGACAGAATTAACGTTCGTCGTCTGTTCCTGACTCTGGAAAGAATCATCGGTGAAGCAGGTCGTGGTCAACTCTTCGAGCAAAACGACGCAGTTTCTAGAAGCATCTTCCGCAATATCGTTGAACCTTATCTCCGTGATGTTCAGGGTCGTCGTGGTATCACTGACTTCCTGGTTGTGTGTGACGAAACCAACAACCCTGCAGATGCTATTGATCGTGGTGAGTTCTACGCAGAGATCTTCGTGAAGCCCACCCGCACGATTAACTTCATTACTCTATCCTTCGTGGCAACACGTACAGGTATCGAGTTTAGTGAAATCGCAAACTGATCTCATAAGTAGTATTAACCAGGAGGATACACAGAACAATGACACTCAATCTCACAAACTTCAAAGCGCAACTAGTGGGGGGTGGAGCAAGACCTAATCTATTTAAGGTTGACCTCAACTTCCCCTCTGGGGTTGGCATTGGAAACGCAACAGCAGTTGTGAACCAAGGTCAATTTATGGTCAAGGCAGCAAACCTGCCTGCATCACAGCTCGGTGTGATCGAAGTTCCCTTCCGTGGTAGAGTGCTCAAGGTTGCGGGTGACCGCACCTTCGAGCCTTGGACCATCACGGTTCTGAACGACACCGACTTCATGATTCGTGAAGCCATGGAAGCATGGGTTCGTGCTAT